CTCCCTGGACTGATTGGATCCCCCATGCCCCTCACCGCCCCCTACACCGGCAGCGCCACCATTGGCGCCACGCCCGTCAGCCTGGTCACCGGCACGACCACGCTGCAGACCCTCACCGACGCGCCCGGCATCTACCAGGTGTGCCTCGACCTGTCGGCCCTCACGTCCACCGACGTGATCAAGCTGGACATCCTGGAGGCCGCCACCGCCGCCGGCACCCAGCGCCTGGCGTACACCCAGCGCCTGGCCGGGCCTGTGGCGGAGCCGATCTACCTCACCCCCAGCCTGGTGCTGATGCACGGCTGGGATGTGCGCCTGGCCAAGCTGGCGGGCGCCGATTGCGTCGTGAGCTGGTCGCTGCGGCGCGTGGCCTGAGGCTGAGGCTGAGGCATGTGGTTTGCCCCGCTCCTGCCGGCCGGCGCGCTGCTGAACGGCCCGCCGGCGCTGGTCTACCTGCCTGTGGGCGTGCAGCTGGGCGCCGCACAACGGTCCGTCGCGGTCGCTGCCGGCCCACGCAGCGCCGCGGTCATCAGCACACAGCGCAACGGGACCGTAGTCACCCCGGCACGCGCCGTGAGCGCGGCCCGGGCCACTTGACACGAAGGACACCGACACCAATGGCCATCATCGCAAGCAAGACAAAACAGCCATGGGAGGCTCTGCGCATCTCCATCGACTACAGCGTGGAGATCGGCGCACTGACGCTGGACAGCCTCACTGCGGATGTCGCGGTCCCTGACGGCATGACGCTGCTGGGGCAGACTACCGATGGGGGCAGGCTCCAGATCTACATCGGCGGCGGCACGGACGGGCAGGTCTACCACTGGCGCATCCGCGCCACCATCGAGGCCGGCGGCGCTGAAATCGCGCGTGTCGAAGACGAGGTGGTTGTTCTGGTTGAGGAGATCGCGAGGTCGGTCGAAAGCGTTGATGGAGCCTTCACCGCGGCCGGCGCCACCGCAGCGCGCATCGAACAGACGGACGGGGAGTCCATCGCCTACCTGATCGACTGCCGGCCGCTGCTGCGCCGGCACGAGCTGCTCACCGCCATCACCACGCTCACGCCGTCGGCCGGCTTGACCGCGACGGGCGCCGTGCTGCGCCAAGGTCAGTACCTGGAGGTGACGCTGGCGGGCACGGCGGACGCAGGGCCGGCCTACACGGACCGGGTGCTGCGGGTGCTGTTCGCCAGCACGGCAGGCGCGGTGCGCGCTGCCATCACCTTGCGGGTCTACGCGGCCGATTGATCACCTGATGCCGGCAGTGGCCACCGTGCCGCCACACACTGACCGGGCGCGCATGCAGCCGGCACGATGCCGTGCATGCCTGCCGCCACCGCGCCCACCCCAGCCGCCGCCCCCCTCCAAATCTTCCGCCGTGGCCTCCACACGGCAATGAGCGGCCAGGCGCTGGAGTTCAGCGAGGCCGACCTGGTGGCCACCGCCGCGGCCTACGACCCGGCCAGGCATGAGGCGCCCATCGTGGTGGGCCACCCCCGCGACAACGCGCCGGCCTACGGCTGGATCCGGGCCCTGAGCGCCAGCGCCGCCGGCCTGGAGGCCGAGCCCCAGCAGGTGGACCCCGCCTTTGCCGAGCTGGTGCAGGCCGGCCGCTTCAAGAAGATCAGCGCCAGCTTCTACGCCCCGGACAGCCCGGCCAACCCGGTGCCGGGGGTGTACTACCTGCGCCACGTCGGGTTCCTGGGCGCCCAGCCGCCGGCCGTCAAGGGTCTGCGCGAACCCCGGCTCACGAGCTTTGCCGAAGGCGAGCCCGGCGTGGTGGAGTTTGGCGACGCCTGGGACGAGGCCACCGTGGCGCGCCTGATGCGCAACCTGCGCGAGTGGCTGCTGGCCAAGTTCGGTGCCGCTACCGCCGACCAGGTGGTGCCGCAATACGAGGTGGCCGGCCTGGAGCGCGCTGCCAATGAAGAGATCAACAAGGCGATGGGCCTGGGCCCGGACGGGGCGCCCATCGCGGCACCTGCCGTGGCAGCCTTCGCCGAGCCTCCTGCGCCCGTCCCCCCTTCTACCCCTTCCCCCCAACCTGCGGAGAACTCCGTGACCCCTGACCAAGCCGCGGCCCTGCAGGCCGAAAACGACCGCCTCAAGGCGCAACTGGAGGCGGGCGCCAAGGCGGCCCGCCAGGCCCGCCACGCCGAGCATGTGGCCTTTTCCGAGACCGTGCACCTGCCCGCCGAGCGCCGCCCGGTGGTGGTGGCGCTGCTGGACCACCTGGCCGAGGCGGGCACCGACAAGCCCGTCGAGTTCGGCGAAGGCGATGCCCGCAAACCGCTGGCCGCCGAGCTGCGCACGCTGCTGACGAACCTGCCGGCGCCGGTGGAGTTCGGCGAGTTTGCGACCACTGCACGTGCCGCCGACACCGCCGCCCGGGGCGGTGCCGCAGGCGGGTTGACCAACGACCAGGTGGCCCGGCGCGCCCGCGAGCTGCGCACGAAGGCCGAGGAGCGCGGCGAGGTGCTCAGCTACGGCGAAGCCGTGGATGCCGTGCACCGCGAGGCATCGGCCGGCGGCAAGGCTGCCTGACCCCCACAGGAACCACAGGACCCACAGGAGCAAGCGCCATGCGCAATCAAGGCCTCATCAAGACCCACACCGCCGACGGCGCCGTGGGGGCGTACCGCATCGTGGTGCACGGCGCGGCCGACGGCAACGTCGCGCAGGCGGCGGGCTCCGCGGCCGCACCGATCGGCATCACCGACCGCCTGGGCGCGGCCGTGGCGGGCGATCGCGTCGACGTGGTCCGCTCCGGCATTGCCGAGGTGGAGTTCGGCGGCACCGTCGCCCGCGGCGACCCGCTCACCTCGGATGCCAGCGGGCGCGCCGTGGCGGCAGCCCCGGCGGCCGGCGCCAATGCCTACGTCATCGGCTTCGCCGAGGTGTCCGGTGTGCTTGGCGACATCGGCTCCGCGGCGATCTGGCCCGGCCGCATCCAGGGCTGATCGACCCCTTTCGTGATTCAGGAGCTACCCCTTTCATGAGCACCTACACCGCACCGTTTTCCGTCCAGCCGCGGCTCACGCAGATCGCGATGGCCGTCAAGCCGCAGGGCATGGTGGCCGACCTGGTCTGCCCGCGCGTGCCTGTCGAGGCCGAGAAGTTCATCTACACCAAGATGACCACCGACGAGGTCTTCAGCATCCCCGACACCCGGGTGGGCCGCATCTCCGAGCCCAACACGGTCGAGTTCGGCGGCGTCGATGTGACCGACAGCACCGAGGACTACGGCCTGGATGACATCGTGCCGAACAAGGACGTGAAGAACGCCCAGGGCACCAACTACGACCCCATGGCCGCTGCGGCCGAGCGCACCGCGCTGCTGGTGGAGCTGGCGCGCGAGCAGCGTGTGGCCAGCCTGTACTTCAGCCTCGGCACCTACGCCACCCCGCTGCGCAGCACCCTGTCGGGCGCCAACCAATGGTCGGACGCCACCAGCGACCCGGTGACGGCCATCCTGACGATGTTCGACACCATGCTGGTGCGCCCCAACATCGGCGTCATCGGCCAGGCCGTCTGGACCAAGCTGCGCATGCACCCCAAGGTGGTGGCGGCGGTGCTGGGCACATCCGGCACCGGTGCGGCCGAAAAGGCTGCCGGCGTGCTGGCGCGGCGCGCTGTGGCGGACCTGCTGGAGCTCGACGACATCATCGTCGGCCAGGCCTTCTACAACGCCAGCAAGAAGGGCCAGTCGGCCGCCTTCTCGCGCCTGTGGGGCAAGCACGCCGCCTTCCTGCGCATTGAGCGCAGCGTGCGCGACCCGCGCGGCGCGCTGCCCACCTTTGCGTTCACGGCCCAGTGGGGCGAGCGCATCGGCGCCACGCTGGCCGAGCCCAAGATTGGCCTGGAGGGCTCGACCCGGGTGCGTGTGGGCGAGAAGCTGAAGGAGCTGGTGACCTTCCAGGAAGCGGGCTGCTTCTTCCAGAACGCGGTGGCCTGACCGGCGCGCGTGTTCAGGCAGGCCGGCCGGCTGCGCCCTCGGGCCGGCCGGCTTTTTTCCGGAGACCTCAGTGACCTACGCCCTGCAGCAGGACCTGACCGACCGCTTCGGCGCCACCGAACTGGCCCAGTTGACCGACGAGGATGCGGGCCAGACGATCGACGCGGCCACGGTGGCGCGCGCCCTGGCCGACGCGGATGCGGAGATCGACGGCTACCTCGGGGCGCGCTACGCCGTGCCGCTGGCCACCGTGCCGCCGCTGGTGGTGCGCCTGGCCTGCGACATCGCCCGTTACCGCTTGTTCGATGACCGGGCCACCGAGGCGGTGCGCACGCGTTACGAGGACGCGGTGACCGTGCTGCGCCGCCTGGCTGACGGCACGGTCACGCTGGGCGTGGCCGCAGCCAACGCCCCGCCGGCCGCAGCGGGTGGCGGCACGGTGCGCGTGGCCGCACGCGAGCGGGTCTTCAGCGACGGCCTGCTGGGTGCGTTCGACCGCACCGGCCGCTGACCATGATGCTCGACCTCGACCAGGTCGCCGCGCGGGTGCGCTCGCAGGTGAGCGCCTTCAAGGTGGTGGGCACGAGTGCCGACCTGGATGCCGCGCTGGCCTCGCCCATCGCGCCGGCGGCCTACGTCATCCCGCTGGCCGAGCGTGCCGAGGCGCCCATCCTGGTCGGCACCTACGAGCAGGAGGTGGAGCAGGCCTTCGGCGTGGTGCTGGTGGTGGCCAACCTGCGCGACAACACCGGCGGGGCCAGCGTGACCGACCTGCGCACGCTGCGCCAGCAGTTGCGCGCGGCACTGATGGGCTGGGTGGCCGACCCGGCCGAGGGTTTCCAGGCCCGCTACACCGGTGGGCGCCTGCTGCGCTGGGCCGACCAGCGGCTGTGGTGGACTGATGAGTGGTCCGTGGCCACCTGGGCCCGCGTGGGCTGAATCTGTACCGGAGCGATGAACATGACTCTCCCCTTGCATGCGCAAACAAGCCTGGCCCTGATCACTGCGCTGGGGGTGGCTGACACGGGCGATATCGAGCGCGTGGAGCTGGTGATCTCCGGCAAAGATTTTCCGCGGCTGACGGTAACTCGCTGCGTCTTTGATGGCACTGCGATGGTCCGCGAAGTCCAGGCCCTGGAGCTGCGCGCTACAACCCCAATGCCCCCGCCGCCTGGGCCTCCAGCCAACGCTTGATCAGGCCGAAAGTGAAGGAGCCACCCTCTCGCAGTACAGCGCCGCTGGCTTTGCGCCAGAGCGACTCATCGCGAGCGGCTTCGGCAAATTCGTGACCGTCCCAGGTGACATCAAGCAGCAGCGCTCTGGGGCTGGTCGATGGCCCAGAGGAGGATGGCCCGGATGAGTGTCATGTCGCGTTTCATGCGCTGACGGTGAACTGATTCAGGCGTGCGAGCCATCCCCTTCGCGGGGGATTGCCTGCGCACCCACCGTGGCGCCACGCTCTGTCGCGCGCGCACGCGAAAACACATGATGCAAGGGTAGGCCGGGTGCATCCCGGCACCCGCCCCACGGGGCCCAGCCCGAGAGCATCCATGCCCATCCGCCGTATCCCCCCCGTACTGCACCCCACCACCGGCAATCCGCTGGAGATGACGCCCCCTGCGGGCGGCTCCTGGATCCGCGACGCCGACGGCGGCCTGACGCCGGCCGATGAGGCCACCGCGCGCGCTGCCGGGCTGTGGGTTGAGCCCGCGCCCGAACCCGAGTCGGCAGTGCCGCCGGCCGCCGTCACCCCCAAGAAGCCCACCACGAAGGAGTAACGCGCCATGGCCGGAAGCATCCAGAACACCATCCTGCTGTTCAAGCCCGAGACCACCTCGGGCACCTCGGCAGCGCCTACCTCTGCGGCGGACGCCGTGCTCGTCTGGGTCGATGACCTGGATGTCAAGATCGAGCAGAAGATGGCGCCGCGCAACGTGGTGGTCGGCACCTTCGGGGCAGCCGACTCGCTGCCCTACGCGCGCCGCGGCATCATCACCTTCACCACCGACCTGCAGGCCTCCGGCACGCTGGGCACCGCCCCGGCGTGGGGCGACATTGCCATCTGCTCGGGCTTTGCCGAGACCGTCACCGCCACCACCCGGGTGGACTACTCGCTGGTCTCCAGCGGCATCAAGACGGCCACCATCGCGGTGGAGTGGAATGACCGTGTCGAGACCTTCGTCTACTGCGCCGTCGACCTGGTGGGCGTGGTGATCGAGGCCGGCGGGGTGCCGCGCCTGAAGTGGCAGGCCAAGGGCCTGGTCTCCAGCGTGGTCGCGGGGCAGCTCACCGCCCCCACCCTCACCAGCTGGATCCGCCCCGAGGCGGTGTCCACCGTCAACACCACCAAGGTGAGCGTGGGCGCGGTGACGCTCACGGCCGGCGCGCTGGCTGGCGGAACGCAGTACACCTTCAAGAGCCTGAACATCGCGCTGGGCAACGACATTCAGGACCCCGACCTGGTCGGCGCCGAGACCGTGGGCATCTACGGCCGCAACGCCACCGCCGAGCTGGTGCTGGATGGCGGGCCGGCTGCGCACGTGGCCTGGAAAGCC